CCATATATAGAATGGCGTTTTGCTACAGAGTAATTTGGTATAGCAGGATTTCCACCGCCGGGCATAAGAGCAGGTATAAGAAATTTATTTATATCAAGTAATTGTACTTGATAAGTCCATCTATTCATTCCACTGGATTGCGGAGGACCATAAATTCTGCCTAATATATCATATCCTCCACCAGGAAACGCTATAATATCGCCAGGACTAAAATATGTACCATCCTCTAATACAACAGTAAACATTTGAGAATTAACTCCGTTATTAGAAGGATAACTTAAAACCTTTATAATCCTTGCTTTATAGCCCATTAAACCCCATCTACAAGTGTTGGCTCCAATCATTTCTGTTTCGGGTAATTTTAACGGAGCCTTGCTATTAACAGTTCCGTATGTTTTACCCATACCTTTCGTAATCCAACCAACGAAAAATTTTTGTCCAAATGAATGGATAATATCTTCCATTACATGTGGTTTTTGTAGATAAAAATTACCGAGACTAAGTTCGGTTGTAAATCCTCCGGAACTTCTTTTATCTGTTCCGTTAATTAAATTAACTGCTGGCATATACTATATATGTTTTTTAATGAATTTATTTTCTATTTAGTTTGTTTTTTTCTGTTTGTATTCTTAGCATTCTGTCGCTTTCTTCCCTTGCTCTATCATATAGAGTACCAATATCCGCTATTTCATCTGTATTGAGATTATTTATCTCTCTTTTTTGCATTCCTATTCCTTGCTTTCGTAAAGAATCGGCAAATTGCTTTGTTAATTCACTCTTATTTAGCAATGCTATTTTACTAAAATCCCAATTAATATTTTCTAATTGAGCAATTATAGCAAGCTTGTCAGGATCTCCAAAAATATAATCAATTTGCCTCCTTCCATCCTTATCAACAGGTAAATAAAGTACTTCTTTAATTTTCTCTACAGAATCCCTTGTTAGCTTATTTCCTGAAATATCATTTTGAGTAAGTAAATATTTTTCGTATTCTTCTCGCATTTTCCTTATCTCATTATCATATTCTTTCTTTTTGGCTAATTCGTTTTCTAAAAACTTTGAGTTATTTTCATTTTCTAACTCTTTCCATACTTCCCTAATGTCATTAGCCTCTCTTTGTAATGTACCATCTATTTCAAAATCATTTATTTTTTTGTTTATCTTTTCCTCTTTCCAACCTTGCTCCTTAAAATATTGTATAATAACTTCCTTATCTTCTAATCCATCAATAGAACTATTTCCAAATATAGTATTAAAAAATTCCTCTATAGAACCTCCAGCTTCAACATATTCATTTAAATTTCTAATTTCCTCATTAGCAAAAACTCCTTCTTTTTCAAGAGCAGTATAATTATCTATAAAATTTGCAATATCCTCAATACTAGACCATTTATGCTTATCCTTACTGTATTCTAAACCAAATCTCGTATGTATATATTCTACAATAGTATCGGGAATAGAATTATCTCCTATCTGGGATAATTCTTTATTGTCCTCTCCTTTTATGTCAGGTTGTTTTTCCGTTACATTTTCTGTTATTTCTTTATTGCTATCGTCTTCATCAATATCTTCTGATTTCTCTATCCCATCATCATATTTTTCATCATAAAATTTACTTATATCATTTATCACTGGGGTATTTTCACCAACAATTGCATTTTGGGCTTTTTCTATCCTTTCCACTTCTTGATTGAAAAGATTCATTATTCTTGTTTCATCATTAACTTGAACTTGTTCTGCCATTTTATTTATTTTGTTTTAGGGATTATTCCATATCTTATATTATACCACTCATCATAAGTTGGAGATTTTGCTTTACCTCTAATTTGACCACCTTTCTTCATAGTTTGTGTAGGTTGAGCAGGTTCTCCTTGAACAGCAGTTTCTGTTTGTCCACCTCCTTGTTGTGCTTGTTGAATTGATTGCTGTAAAAATTGTAGTAATTGTTGCTTTACTGCCAAAGGCAAACTTATAATCATTTGAATTAATTGCTTCATCTGGTCTTCATTTATTGCGCCTTGTCCTGTATTGTCTACAGCCATACCACCTTCTTGATACGTAGTATTCTCATTCCCTATCATTTTTTTATCCCTAAAAGCCATTATGCAATAAGACTTAAATCAATTAGATTGCAAAAGTATAAACTATTACTTCTCTAATGTTTTATAAATATTTATAAAATGTTTATTAAATATTTATATCCTCAGCGATTTCTTTGTTTTTTTGGGATTCCGCAACTTCTTTTTCAGCCATATCCTTCGCTCTCGCCTCATTTGTCTTCAAGTCTCCCAATTTAAGTTGATACTGTAATTCCATTTGCACCTCTTCCTTTTTTGCTATAATCTTATTATTTTCTATATCGATTTTAGCTTGTAATTCTTTTTCCTTAAAGTTTCTTTCCCAATCAAATTTAGATTGTTCTAATTTCTGTATCTGTTCTTTTTGCCTTGCTTCTTCTTCTTCTCTCCTTTTTTCTATTGCTACAAGTTGTGATTCTATTTCGGCAAGACTATTACTCCTTATAGTATTGATAATATCACCTAATTTTGCAGACCCGCTTTGTAACGCAATCTTACTAAGTTCTTCTAATTTAGCAAGTTGCTTATTCGTATAACTTGCATCGACTATATTAACTCCATAATCAATAAAATCCATTGAATCTGGCTGAATGTCAATCCATTTAACATTAGCGGCAGAAGTTATAAATTGTATCTTCTTGCCCTTTTTATATGAATGTTTTGCCTGATATAATAATTTTCTTAATACATGTTGAACAACTTGCGAATGTATATAGTATATGTATTCAGTAATGGCAGAACTTTGGACAAGGCTTATTTCTATGCCAGCTTTTGTTTCATCCTTGCCTACATCTCCTAATGCTTGTCTTGGAATACCAATAAGCCTTTCATATTCACTTTTAATAAAAGATATTATTTCAATATATTGGGAAATTGCCTGAGATAAAGTCATATCAACAGAAGTAATAAAGTTGTTTGCATTACCTTGATGTTTTTCATTTATTTCTGTTGAATCTATAAAAGCAATTCCCATTGAACTAATTGCATAAAGTACATCCTCCAGACTCATCTTACTGCTTTTTGGGAGTTTGCTTATATCATAAACAAATATTTTACCTTTTGATATAGCAAGGGCATGCTGGAGTCTTGTCCAACATACATTTACTAAATGCTGATAAGAATAACCCATATCTACTATTGACAGAGGTATTGTGTTTTTCTTTGTATTTAATATACCCGTATATGAAAGTTCCACGTGGAACAAATCGTCCATCCTTCTATAATCAATATCTTTTCTTTGTATCCTTACATATATAGATTCTCCAATTTTTGTTCCTTCCCATACACAAGGTATCCAAACGCGCTCTATTGATTTATAATTTTTTTGTTTAGGCATTTCTTCCGAAAACTCTACGTATTCTCTCCTGCCTTCTTGTTTTGTAATTAAATATACTTGTATAAAACTTTTCCATTCAACTTCCCATACATTTAAATCAAAATAACTATACATAGTATCTGGATGACTATTTATAGCCATCCTACTATTGCCATTATCTTCTACTAAAACCTTTTGCGACTGGTCAAATTGCGCAGTATTTGTGGTTGCAATATATTGTATTGGTTTTTCTCCAAGACTTGATAATATTGACGGAATATTCGTATCTGCCAAAATATCTAATTCTTGTATATCCTTATTAGTTAAATATTCCCTGAATTCATCTATTACTTCTGAAATAGACATCCTTCTATATTCACATGCTACTTCTGCATCATGTAAAAAATTGTTTGTGCTTGATGTTAAAAACCTTATCTTCGTCGGATCTACACGCCTTAATCTAACTCTTCCTTCTTCATTTCCTTCTATTTTGTATATTTCAGAATCGGTTATAATAAGGTCATTTAATCCATCTATTATCTTAAGTGTTATTTCTTGGTCTATTTTTAAAAAATCAAGTATGTCCTTTCCTAATTCTTCTATAGATAGTTTTTGTTTATTATTTATGAAATTATTAAAATCCTCTTCTGTTATCTTAGCATCAGTATCGAAAGGAATATTCATAGCCTTTAATTCCTCTATTAAGGATTTTAATTCTTTTTGCACTTCATATTTTTCAATAATAGAATTTTTAATATTTATCGCTTCCTCATTAATTGCATAAACATCATATCCAAATGCCCTATTAATATATTGTGCATATATGCCCTTAAGTCTATCTACTATTGGCTTTATTATATTAAAGTTATGTAACTTTATGGGATATTCATAATCCTCTCTTAATCCAATAAATTTTGTTACATAATCGTATTCCTTCTCATCTATTATTCCATTCACCAAATCATAATTCTTTCTCTTGCGTATAATCTCATTATTAAAAGAATCAAAAGAAAGTAATGAAACAATACTATCTACATTTGCTTTTCTCCAGTCTTTATCTTTTTTTGATTCCGGTATTCGCTGAATAGGTAACATATTTAAATTTTATTATTTATTTATTTTCTTTTAAAGTCTTTATCAAATATAAAACTTAAATCTACTATTACTTTTCCGCCCTTTTTATACTCCTCTCCCTCATTTACAGTATTTTCTTCTCCCTCTCCTGCACTCTCTTCCTCTATCTCCTGTTCCTTCTCCTCTTCTTCTAAATTTAAATCTCCATAATGTACTGCTTCAATAATATCTTCATCTGTATAAGCATCCAATATAGAATCTAAATCTTCATGCCCAGTAGTTTCTTCTTCCTCCCTAATTCCCCTCATGCGTTCTAAGACATCTCTTGTGCAATCCTCGCAATCTGGATCGTTATTCTTAAATATATAATCTCTTAATTCTATAAGAATATTAGTTTCATCTGATGTAAAAAGTGCCATCGTAGTAAAATTTGCGCAAATATATAAATTATTTATTAAATATATCTAATATTCCCATTAAAATCTTTTCTGTATTTTCCTAATCTAAAATAATCTTGCTTAACCTCAGCCTCAATTTTGAAATTAAATAATTCGGCTTCATGTATTAAACACAACCCAAATGATATTACTCTATCATAATTTCCGCGTAGCGGATCATATCGTATTAATTCTTCTAATAACTTTGGAAAAACTATCTTGCCCGGTTGCTTTTCTTCTTTTCCGTCATCGTCTACAACTATATTAATTCCGCAATTCTCTTCTATATAATCCCTTATCTTTTCTTCAAGAAATCTTTTTACCCTATCTGTCATCATAATTCCATGCAAACCCTTGTGAGATAAATTTGAATTCGGAGAAACCTCTTTTATTAAAGCAGGTTCTTTTATTAAAAAATGCAACTTACTTAATCTCTTAAAATAATTTATACATCCCGGGTTATTTCTTTCTACTAAATCCCTCGCATTATAATAAACAAGCAATTTTAATACATTATCATAATATTCATCTGCCATTACTGGACGACAAGTATATTCTGCCACAGGTAAATTTGCAATAGATGTTATATCCGACATCCGCTTATAAATAAATGTTGAACCTAATGAACCATTTTCTATATTAGAATGGTCAAATGGATCTGTACCCGCTATATATAATCCAAATGGCTCATTTGGTTTCGGATGTATATAAATAAGATATTGTCCTTGATTAATATTATCACATATCTCCATCTTAACTTTTGTCTTATTTGTATCAACCCACTCTAAATTACAAGACTGTAATATCTCTTTGTATTTCTTTACCGTACACATAATTGATAAATCTTCATTTAATTTATCTAAATTAAATATATTATTGCCTGTTCTTAAAAAACACTCATCTGGCGTAAGTGGATGATACATAACATATTTAAGATATGTTGATCTATCTTTTGCTTTTCTTTTTTCCTCTCTTGTATCAATTATATATTGCTTTGCCTTTTGGTTATCTATTATACCTTCATTATCTCTATATTCATTGAAATTCATATAGCCGGGTAAAAAATATCCTACTTCACCCCCTTTCTCATCTTCAAAGGATAATAGATTATATGCCTTTGGATTATAAAACATTTTACTTGCATCTTCTCCCTTATCCATATCACCTCCTGTGCCTATAAGTAATGGAAAACAAATCTGATATGTGCCTTCCATCCATGCTTCTGCACTATTATTATAGCATTCTATTAATTTTTGTGATTTTCCTATTTCTTCAAATACTTGTATTCTTGGACGAAGTCCATTACATACCATACTATTTGAACCATCTGCAAAGTTCCTTACTAATATATTTGATAGAAATCCCGTGCGTATGCCCTCTTTTATTGTTTTGTGCCCCGATAATATTTCGTTATTTAATTGATTTACTAACCTATTTAATCTAAATGCAAATGGTAATGAGTTTAATCCAAAATCTATTTTTTTCATAAGTGGATCATTGTCATCACTACTTGATGAAGATACTACATTTACGCTATTTGGATAAAAAGTATAAGAATGTCCTGTAATAGATGATGCCCAATATGATTTGCCTATCTCCCTGCCAGATACAAGTATTATGCCCTTATTCGCTTTTCTTGCTATTTCTACATTTCTGAAAAATTCCCATTCAATATCCCTTAATAAAGGATGCCCCATTCTTTTTGACTTACTCTTGCTACTAACCGCATCCATTAAAATAGTCCAATAATTTACATAGTAATATAAATCCCCAGACATAAACTTCCCTCCAACAGTATATCCTTCAATACATCTCCGCTTTTCCTCCTTCCAATAATTAATATATATTTCTCTCTGTTGAGCAGTACCCTTATAATAATCATCCGGCAAAACATCAGATTGCTTAACTAAAAATTCATTGTTGTTAATTATCATAATAATTGACTGTCATTTGGTGATAAGTCTTTATTTCCTATAGAACCTGTCAACTGTTTCTTTTCTATGAGATTTTTAGATTCTTTATACGATTTAATTAAAGACGGCAATTGTACCATTATCTTGATAATATTAATCGCATCATCCCTATTATCTAATTTCTCCTTATCTAATAAGGTAGTTATCTCATCTAATTTCCTTGCATAAACAGTAAATAACCTGCATTCAATATTTGAACCCTCTTCTAATAATTCATCTATAGTTTTCTGATTCCTGCTATTTTTAGATTTTTTTAATTTCATAATATAATTTTTCTTCTAAAGTAGTAGATTTTATATCTATAAAATATTTACCCTCTTTAATATTAAATTGAAAGGAATTAAAAATATATAAATTAGTCCTAGAATAACGAAGATTTACATAACCACTATCATCTTCATGTTTGTCTAAAATATTAAAATAGATTTTTCCATTATCCTCAAAAAAAGATATGTAATTATAATTCTCTAACTTTAATAGCCTTGATGCCTTTCTGGAAAAATAAGAATATCGCCTATTTGATATATTAATAAATATAGGTTTATTAATATCATTAATAATTTGCTTCATAATCTAATCTGCTATATTGTGTAATTATAATTAAAATCTTATCTTCTTTTTCTTGGTGATAACGACAACTACCCATTACATCAGATATGTATTTCATATTGTCATCCTTTATACAATCCGTCTTCTTCATAATATCTAATATTATCTTATTCCAATATCCTCCAACATTATCAGTATCATGACGAGTAGTATTACGATATATTATCGTTCTTATTTGTATAGGTAATGTTTTATCTAACTGTAAACTTAATTGATGTAACTTATTTTCAATGTCATTCCTATAAAAATAGTTCTTGCAATAATCTACCATCTTCTTGCGTACCATCCAATGTTTTTGAGAGTAAAAAGCATTCATTGTAAATGGTATATTCTTTCTACCTACTCTTATCTTATTTGGTACATTATTAAATTGAAGTTTCTCTTCTAATATTAATATCTTTTTACTTGAATCAATAATCTGTAATGGTGGTTCTATAATAGTAATCTTAGGTTTATCTTTATTAATAATCCTATCCTTTAAATTATCTGGTATGCCATCTCGCCATTTATTCATATATACTTATTTTTATAATAATAATATTAAATTACTTTCCGATTCATAATTAATATTCTCATAAATATATCCTATATGTTTATTGTCTAATAACAATTTATATTTAGATGTTTCATTTTCACATCCTATATATTCTAATTTAATTTGAAAATTAATTTTTGTATATAATTTCTGTAAGTAATGTAATTTAATTATAAACATTGCTTCATTTAATTTACCACAATTCAAAAAATCGGCATCCTCATCTAAACAATAGGCTTTATGTAAAAGATAAATTAATGAAGTATCAATTATCATCTTATATCTATTATAGAAAT